CGGGAAGGTATATTTTAAATCATATAAAGATTTAATCGAACAGGATGTATATCGTACGTATCAACAGAAAGCATTTAACTCTTTTACGGTAGGGACAGAAGAATACTATAAGGAAGAACAAACAAAGATAAGAGATATTACATCAGAATTGGGTATGGGGAAATTTATAGCATCTCGACAGGGATCCTATGCGTCTACAATGCATAGTTTAGACATCGCTACAAAAAAATATAGTATATCGAGGTTCAACAAGCCAGCGGATTTAAAAAAAATGAACGCGTTTCCTAACTTCTCTGAAGAGACTGAATATCAGAGTAAAAAAATTCCAGAATACAGCGAATCAAAGAACTACTATATTGTCGAAAATAGTGCGTCACACGAATCGTTTGGTAATTATCATAATCCGATCGTGCCAACGCTGCTGAAGTCTGAGGCATATATGAATAACTTAGATTTTATGACACAGGACCTGACTCTGAACGGCGATTTTGAGCTGGAGACCGGTTCCCTTATCGGCCTGGAGATACCAAAGAGCTCTAGCCCGGATGAATTAGAAGAGGAGGCAAAGGATATGATCGATCAACATCAGTCTGGCCTCTATATAATAACAGAGATAACACATAACTTTTCACCCGGCGAATATACAATGGAAGTAAGATGTAAGAAAGACAGCCTGACAAAGAGTTTGGATGAGGTATAATGAGAGAAGATAGTTTTGTAGAAGGAAAAATGACCTGGTTTACCGGCGTTGTAGAAGATATATACGATCCGGCTGTATTAGGCCGTGTCCGGGTCAGGTGCTTTGGCTATCATACGGAGAATAAGACTCTGATAGGCACTGAGGATCTGCCTTGGGCGACGGTTACAATGCCGGCTACACAGGCTGGGGTCGAGGGAATAGGCCAAATGCATGGCCTTTTGCCGGGTACATGGGTAATAGGCCTGTTTAGAGACGGACCCAGCGCTCAGGATCCTCTTATCTTAGGCGTTATATCGTCTCAAACAACAGAACTTCGTGATCAAACACTGGGTTTCACCGGTACATATCCTAAAGAGGCCGGCAAAGATCATCCGGCCCTGATACCCGGCGAAGATATACCCCTGGAAAAAGACGGCCTGTATAATCGAATCAGTAAGTCAGTCGCCGGCCATATCATAGAAATCGATGATACGATTGATAATAATAGATTAAAGGTAACGCATAGCTCAGGAACTACTGTAGAGATTAACCAGGCAGGCGACATCAGCATTAATAGTTTTTCTGATGTTATAACATTAGATGGAAATACTAGCATCACAGGGACGCTCCATGTGACTGAGCCGGTAACGTTTGATAAGACCCTCGTCGCGACAGACAGCATAACCGGTAAGGGCATTGTACTTGATACTCATACCCATACAGGTTCAGCCACAGCGCCTACAGGAGCACAGGTTGATACAGGTGCACCGGTCGCAGGAGATGAATAGACGGGTTAGTCAATTGTTGGGGGAGAAATAAGGGCCTGGGGCCTGGTAGCAGCTGTCACCTTAACCAGTTGAATGATTACCAGGGTTTACCAGGAAAAAAAATTCCCCCGGGTAAAAACTGGCCCAGGGTTTATTATAACACATATTATATGAAAAGTACACAGTAAAGGATATAAATAGATACATGAGTAGATTATCAGATAAAACGGCATCAGGTCCTAGTTCAAAGAGGAACACAAGAGTTTCTCGTAAAAAGGGTTGGTCTGATTTGGACCTATCCTTAAAGTTGCATCCCTTTCGTAAAGATATTATGTCTTTAAAGGATGATGCCGCAATTAAAAATGCCGTACGTAATCTATTAATCAGTAATTTTTATGAGAGACCCTTTCAACCTACTCTTGGTGCCAATCTACGTGGATTGTTATTTGAGCCCGCGGATGCCATTACAAGAATTGCGTTAAAAGAAGGAATCAGAAATGTATTGGTAAATCATGAACCACGTATACGAGTACAGAATGTACAGGTGATTGATCTCTCAGAAAAAAATGCATATCGTATTAATGTGATATTTAATATAAAAGAATTCGATACATCCGAAGAAGTGGAAGTATTACTACAAAGAATAAGGTAAAAATATGGCGAGTTCCAATTTAAAAACAACCGAATTAGATTTTGATCAGATAAAGCTGAACCTCAAAAACTATTTAAAACAACAAAGTGAATTTAGCGATTACGATTTCGATGGGTCCGGCCTCTCCGTTCTCTTAGATGTTCTTGCATATAATACACATTATAATGCGATGACTGCCCATTTGGCATTAAACGAAGCGTTCTTAGACTCTGCCCAAATAAGAGGTAATGTGGTAACACGAGCAAAGATGCTTGGTTATACACCACGATCCGTACTCGCTCCTCGTGCAAAGGTAAATATTGTCGTGAATGTAACTTCTGAGATCGGAACAATTCCAACGACGCTTTCCCTTCCACGTGGTACAAAACTCACCACACTGGTCGACGGTGAAGAATTTAATTATATCGTCCTTTCCACTCAGACTGCCACGCTCGTCACGGCCTCCAGTCCTGTATCAAAGACATATACTTTTTCCGATGTCGAAATCGCAGAAGGTACATATAAGACAATGAAGTTTCGAGTCGATAATGATATCGTCAATCAGAAATATCAAATACCAGACGGTGACGTCGATACAAGTACATTAAGAGTAAGAGTACAGGCAAATGAAGAATCAACTTCGTTTGACATCTATACAAAATTCGCCTCTCTTCTTACGGCCAAATCAGATACAAAAATCTATCATCTTCAAGAAAATTCAAATGAATATTATGAAATTTATTTTGGTGATAACGTGATTGGTTTTAAACCTTCGAATAATAATATCATTACACTCGATTACCTTTTTTCAAATGGTCCAGAATCAAATGGCGCCAAGTCGTTTACTGTTGCAGATAATATTGGTGGATTCTCAAATACCACCGCAACAATTGTCAGTGCCGCAACAGGTGGAGCAGATTCAGAAACAACAGAATCAATTCGTTATAATGCTCCTCTTACATTTACTTCTCAGAAACGTGCGGTAACATCAGATGATTATCGTTCTATTATATTGGGTGAATTCTCTAATATCTCTGCCATCTCAACATGGGGTGGAGAAGATAATGATCCGCCTGATTATGGTAAAATATATATTTGTATTAAACCTGTTTCTGCAAATGTTTTAACCAATGCAGAAAAAGAAGATATTACAACAAACATATTAAAGGGTAAAAACGTTGTCAGTATAACACCAGAAATTGTAAATCCTAACTTTACATTCTTGGAACTTGACGTTGCATTTAAATACAATCCAAATCTCACAGATAGAACTTCTGTCGAACTCACCTCTGTTGTAAGAGATACAATTGATGATTTCAGTTTAAACGATTTAAATAAATTCGATGGTGTATTCAGGCACTCTTCTCTCTTAAAAGATATTGATAAGGCCGATCCTGCTATCTTGAATAGTACTGTTCGTCCTTTCTTATTTCAAACAATTACACCATCTACTGTCGTAAATAATCATAGCCTTGTTTTTACTGGTTCATTCTTTATTCCATCGGGCTTAGATCAAAATGTAATTACAAGTACATCATTTAAATTAAGTGGCGATGATCATTTCTTTGGTGACGAAATAATAACTGCATCAACAAAACGAAACATATATGTATATAAACTTGTATCAGGTGTTGAAGTAAAAGTTATTGCAGATGCTGGAGAACTTGATCCAATAAAAGGAACAATCACTCTTAACAGTTTTGTGCCTGATGATACAACTCCAATTCGAATTACTGTCATACCAAACTCATTAGATATTGCACCAAAAAGAGATCAGTTACTTTCAATTGATAATACTCGTGTAACAATATCGGCCGATGAAGATACGATTGCCGTATCAGGTTCTGCAGGAACAATTGATTATACTACAACAACAAGATTTAGGACTAGCTAATGTCAGGATACGGATCTAACGCAAATTCTCCAGGATATCTTGAATCTGTAGCGAGTACTAAGCGTAAGACAAAAGAAGATATACGAATCGATCAACTGATTCCATCTGAGATACTTGAAAAATCTGATGGAATGAAAACGATGCTTGAATTCTATTACAAGTATCAAAACATGAAAGAGTTCATATATCAAGAAGTTGAAACACACACAGATGTTATAACAAGTGGTAAAGCAAACTTTAGAATTCTAGATCCTGAAAATTCGAATGATCATTTTTATTCAGATAGCGAAGGTGCAAACTCAACGTTAGCCGTTACAAATCCAGATGGTTCAATCACATCGATTGCATTATCATCTACGAATGTATTCATCTCAAATGGTAACGAATTACCTGGTACTCTTGTAAATAGTACTTCTGCACTTGGTAAAACATTTACGGTATCAGGATTAACGGCTCATAATGCCAAAACTGCGACACTTACTACGATCGTAAAATATTGGGTAGGTCCTGGTCCATCGTATGTTATCAATGCCATTGAAGAAGCAATGAATATTGATCAAAATTCCGATGAATATTTACAGTTAATGCAAAAAGAAATTGCTGCTTCATTGCCAAGAGATATTACAGTTGATAAAAGAAATCTATATAAAACGATCACAGACTTTTATAAAATTAAAGGTGCTCAAGATTCAGTAGAAGTATTCTTTAGATTATTATTCAATGATGAAGTTGAAGTAATATATCCATGGGATTCTACGTTGAAACCAAGTGATGGTACTTGGGATATTGGAACAAGTTCATTCTTAGATCGTAAAGGAAAGATATCAGAAAAAAGTATAAGAATCCAAGATTCTTTTTATTGGCAAAAATTCTCTTACCTTATTAGAACAGGTCAAAACTTATCTAAGTGGAATTCCTCTTTTGAAAAGCTTGTGCATCCTGCCGGATTTAAGTTTTTTGGTGAGATTCTAATATTAATAGCATTAACACGTAGTGCGCTTGGAGATGGTCAAAGAGTATCAGGTACTGCCACAAATGGCACAGGTCAATTATTCAAAGATGTATATTCTCGTATAAATCGATTTACTTTAAGCTCGATGCCTGGTCTTCAACCTGGTACAATTGGAGCAGAAGATCTTCCAGTATTAGTAGAAGCTTTTGTATCTACTTTCTCTCCAAACGTTGAAGCTCGAATTCATCGTGGTGGAACTTTAAGTGTTACCACTAAACAAGGTGGTGTCATTTCAATTGGCGTAACAGCAGGTGGATCTGGTTATACAGTAGCACCAAATAAAATTGATATCGTGGATTCGGATGGTCATACTACAGCTTCAGCTGTGGCTACAGTAAATTCTGGCGCAGTTAATGCCATTAATATGGTTACAAGCGGAGAAGACTATGGAGTTCCTGGTGTTATAACAGTTACACTTGGATTTGTGGCTTATGCTCGAAGTACTGCATTTGCACAAGGCGCTATTATAAAACATGGTGTGAATTTATACACCGTTACTACTGCAGGAACTACTGCATCAAATTCAGATCCAACACATACTTCAGGTGCTGTAGCAAGTGGAAGTGCAACATTAACATTTAATTCTGTCGCAGGTACAGGAGCAACTGCAGCAGTTACTGAAGTTGGTTCTAATATGATAAAAGCAATCACAGCTGTAAGTAAAGGTTATGGTTATGCATCTGCACCAGTAATTACAATTACTGGCACTGGAAGTAGTGCGACTGCAACGTGTGCTCTTGACGATGAAGGTCAAATCGATTCGATTACGGTTACTAATGAAGGTAAAAATTATACTCAAGCAAATGCAATTGTTGCAGCGAATCCAAATGATGGTAAAATACAAAATTTATATTTAAGTAATTTAGGTGATAAGAGATATAAGACTGCACCGACTTTAGTCTTTGATGCTCCTACAGCCACAGACCAAGAAGGAGAATTACAAGCTTCAAATGTACAAGCAACAGCTACATTACAATTAGATGCTGAAGGAGAAATTTCAGGATTTACAATTACTAATGTTGGTAGTGGATATGTAAGAAATCCACTTGTAAAAATAGGTTCTCCTGCTTCAAGCGAAACTCGAGGCCGAGATATTAAACCAGTAATTAAATTAGAATTAAATCATACCGATGAAGATCCAACAACATCTATGGTTTTAAATCCATTGCAATCTAATGGTTCATTAAGAGGTTCTTTATTAATTAATGGCAATAGAAACTTATACGGTGGAAACTTCCCTGTTGATTCCGTTACTGTTACTGCTGGAGGCAGCGGTTATAGTTCGGCAACAGTAGCATTCAGTGGAGGCGGTGCAGTAAGACAAGCTACGGGTACAGTTACCTTAAGTAGCGGTGCTGTTACTGGAATTACTGTAACAGATGGAGGCCATGGTTATACTTCGGCTCCAACTGTAACAATTAGTGGAGATGGAAATAGTGCTACGGCAACAGCAGTAGTAACTTTAAATGTAACACTTACACAACAATCGGCAACTGCCGATAAAAAATTACCTGCAGAATATGTCTTAGTACGAAATCCTGCATTTAAAACACAACAACAGAATTCTTACTTTAACAGAAAAGGAGATGATTGGTATAAGGTTAAAAAGTTTAGAGACCATAC